AGAGAAAGGGAAGGTCAAGATGAGCGAGGAAAAGAAGCGAGTTGCGAAGCGGTTGCCGGCACCCATCACCATCGGACTTCGGAAGCTTCAGCGGGAGCACGAGAAGCAGAATGAAGAGTACTCCGAATGGGCCAAGGACAGGGCGGATGAACTGGGACTTTACTTCGACCAGGTCAACCTGGAGACGGGGGCCGTCTTGGATCCTATCTTGGGAGACAGGATCATCAAGCGGTTGCCCCTGGAAGGTCGCACGAAAGAAATCCAGGCAGAGGCTCGGTCCAAGATCCGAGACATGAACAAGGCTGGTCGTGCTCTCAATCATCGTCTCCAGGAAGTGTCGTTGGATTATGGTCTCCCGGCCAAGAGTCTGAACTTGTCCACGGGTGAGATCAGCGAAGACGTGACCTTTGAAACTGCCAGGACCGTCGAGGAGCAGGAGCAGGATCAGAAGGCTGAAGAGAAGGTGCTCAAGCCCACTCTGGTTCCGTTGGGTGAAGAGGACGTCAAGGAGTAACAGATGTATTCATTCAGCCTTGAACAATTGGGGACAACTGCTCGCGCTTACCTAACGCCCATCGGGCCGGACGGTGAGAGGGAGAGTGGTTTGGTCCTCGCTGACTTCGGCCTCAAGTTGTTGAACCCGAGTTTGACGGATATCTCGGGTTCAACAGCTATCACGGTTGAAGAGTTTGAGGTTGAAGGAGTTGGTCAAGGAAGCTACATATTCCAGGTTCCCCTTCCCACCACTGGGGAGGGGAACTATTCCTTGAGAATCACCGATGGGTTTGGGGACTACAACTATTGCGTTTTCATGGCTTACAATTTCCCTCCGCATACGACCACTGCAGACTCTACGGCGCAGGTTGAGATTGAAGCCTATGAGAGCAACGGCGATCCGGTCACCTCGTTGACGCTGGGTGAACTGACCACTCGGATATACAGCCCCTCGGGGGTGGACAGTTATGCGTTGGTCAGCCCTGTGTTGACCAAGATTGAAGATGGGCGTTTCCAGATTTCATGGGACGGTTCCTCCGAGGAGGGTGAGTGGTTCCTGGATACGGTGTCTGAGGACTACTTCTCCGGGGGACAACAGGCTATCTGGCGTTATCAAGTGCCTACAGATTACACTTCCCCTTCCATTGATGACGTGGATGTGTCGGAGGACGGGCTGACGATAACGGCAGAGTTGACGGTTGGGGACGCTCCATATGTAGCTGCCCGGCTGCTATCCTCGGAAGGGATTCAACGAGACGAGGACTTGCGTTCAGGATCTGGGATATTGATACTCACGCGGACCTTGTCTGAGACCGGGGTGTTGGTTGTTTACGGGGCCGATGAGGATGGGTATCCTTACGGTGACCCTGTGGCCCAGGTCATCACGGGCTCTCATATAGTCGGAGGAGCGGACGACAACGTTGCCGTTGCTATCCGGACCATGAAGCAAACTGCTACCTATTGGGCGATGGAAGGGCTGGACGAATTCGGCAAGCCCACCTGGGACGATCCCGTGGCTATCAAGTGTCGATGGGACATGGTTCAAGAGGAGTTTGTTGGTCCCAACGGCGACAGGGAGATGAGTAAGGCAAGGTTGATTGTTGATCGGGATCTTACCATCAAGGGAGTTTTGATACTCTCGACTGTAGAGGATGTAGAAGATTCGGATGACCCAAAGGACAACGAAGGTGCTTGGGAGATACGTCAATTCATGAAGTCACCGGACTTCAAAGGAAGAAAATACTTGAGGGAGGTCTATCTGTAATGGCCTCTGTCCTCCATCTCACAGGCGTCGAGGGTATCCGGGATGCTCTGCGTAAGGCCAACGGGAGAATATCCTGGGGCATTCGTAGGGGCCTGATCAAGGGAGGACTTCTCCTCCAGCGGCTGTCCCAACAAGTCGTCCCTATTGATACCTCAAAGCTCAAGGGATCAGCAGGGACCAAAGCAATTGGTCATGGCTGGTCTACGGACGTGATAGTGTATTACACCACCGGATATGCCGTCTATGTTCATGAGAGGACGGACCTACAGCATGCTGAGGGTAAGCAAGCGAAGTTTCTAGAGGAACCGGCACGAACGCATCGTGATGAGATCCTCAAGGTGATTGCTAGGGAAGCAGGAGCCATATGAATCACTCTCCCGCCTATATTCTCGCTCAGTATTTGATAGACGAGGGGTTGTTGACGGACTCTACTGAGAGCGACGACTGGAAGGTGTATGTTGGATCGCTCCCGGACGGGTCCCTCACGGGTCATAACGCTGTAGGTTGTATGGATACAGCTCCCGTCAAGGACGGCCGGATCATGGGTGGAGCACCTTTATTCCATCATGGAATTCAGCTGTTAATCCGTTCTACCGGGTACAACGAGGGGTATACTAAGGCTAGTGCTTTAGCGGCGGCTCTGGCGGAGGTAGTGAATGAAGAGGTGTTCGTGTCTAGCCTGTATTCATATGAAATCGCCAATGTTACTCAGACCACTGGTGTGGTGGTACTGGGACAAGAAGAGGGTACCAAAAGGCGTGAGATGTTCTCTGTGAACTTTCTCGCCACTCTAAAGGAGGTGTAGTATGTCGCGATTGGATGATGGGTTTGCGACCCTGATTGAGTTCGGGGAAGACTCCGATGTTCAGATGTGGGAGAAGGAAGTCACGCCCCCCGGCGTGTCGGGTGGAGGTGAGAATGATACCTCTACCATGCGCAACACGACATGGCGGACAAAGTCCCCCAAGGGTCTGAAGAGCCTCTCCGAGGCATCGTTGGTTGTTGCGTATGATCCGGCCGTATACGATGAGATCATCGCAATGGTCAACGTCAACCAGTCTCTTACCATCACATTCCCGGACGATTCAACGCTGATATTCTGGGGATGGATCGATGAGTTCACGCCCAACGCCGTGGTTGAGGGTGAGCAGCCGACTGCGGAAATCAAGATCATCCCGAGCAATCAGGATGGATCTGGAGATGAGATCGCACCGGAATATTCCGCTTCATAGTGAAGTAGACGTATAGGCTGGGCAGATTGTTTCAGGGAAGGAACGAATCATGGCTGAGGTAATGAGGTTGTCGTTGGAGCGTGCTGAGGTGGATGTGGTGATGGAGACGGGTCACGATGAGGTTCATTGGAAGCTGCGCGAGCTGGACGGTGCGGAGCGGAACCGATACCTCAACAAGATGACCAAGCGGGTCAAGATCGGAAAGGATGGCAAAGCTGTAGGCATCAGTTCATTCGATGGCTTCCAGGCCGATCTTTTGACGATCTGTCTTGAAGATGAAAAAGGTTGCCCTGTGACCAAAGAGGTCATCGAGGCTCTGCCATCCAAGACCCAGCAACTGCTCTTCAAGAAGGCTCAGGAGATCAGCGGCCTGGACAACGAGGATGACTCAAAAAACGACTAGATGGTGAGGGGCTGCTTTGGCATAAAGTGGCTTCTCACCTTGGTCGCACCGTCCAGGAGGCTCAAGTCTCACTGACCTCAACGGAGTTCCTCAAATGGATATGGTACCTCAATTGGAGCGACACCGAGGAATTCCGCCGTCAGGATTACTACCTGGCGCAGATCGCTGCTCAGATAGAGCGAGGTCAGGTCAAACACCCCTCCCGTGTTACGGTGCAAAGCAAGATACTGTCATTCACCTCCACCAAGCGTACCGAGGACAAAGCAGCAAAGATTCATACGTCCAAGAATTTCTGGTTGGGTTCCATGGGGGTACGGGGCAAGAGGAAACTGCCGCCCCCACGATGAACTAGGAGGATGAAGTTATGTTGAGTTTGAACCTGGGCAACTTAGTTACTCACCTATTGGCAAACACTACGCAGTTTACCAAAGCCATTCGTGGGGCTGAAGTACTGTTGACCAAGTTCAGCAAACGCACCCAGGCCATCGGCCGGAAAATGTCGATGTACATCACGGCTCCCCTGGCGCTGATCGGGGGAGCCTCGGTGCGGGCATTCGGAAACTTCAATGATGCAATGACGCAATCCCTCGCCATCATGGGGGATGTCTCCGAGGACATGCGAAAGAAGATGGAGCAGACAGCCCTGATGCTATCGGGGAAGTCAATCACGGCCCCGGCTGAGTTGGCCAAGGCTTATTTCTTTCTAGCTTCAGCTGGCTTGGATGCTTCTCAGAGCGTTGAGGCTCTTGCGACGGTGGAGCAGTTTGCCGTGGCTGGTATGTTTGACATGGCCCAGGCTACAGACTTACTGACGGATGCCCAATCCGCTCTGGGTATGGTATCTAAAGACTCAATTGAAAACATGAAAAACATGACGCGCATCTCGGATGTTTTGGTGAGAGCCAATACACTCGCCAATGCCAGCGTCGAGCAATTCAGCGGTGCCCTTACCAATCGTGCCGCTGCTTCTATCCGTATGCTGAACAAGGACGTTGAGGAGGGGGTAGCGGTCCTGGCTGCATTCGCTGATCAGGGAGTTAAGGGGGAGATGGCCGGGGAACGGTTGGCCATCGTACTACGGGACCTCCAACGTTCGTCCTTGAAGGAAACGAAAGTCTGGGCGCAGATGGGGCTGAACGTTTACGACGCTGCCGGAAAGATGCTACCCTTGGCGGATATAATTGAACAGTTGGAGAATAAGTTTGGCACGATGTCCGATCAGCAAAAGAAAGCCTCAGCTGAAATGCTAGGGTTCCAGGATCGGTCGTTCAGTGCGCTCCAAACTCTCCTCGGAACCTCCAACAAGATCCGCATATATGAAGCGGCGCTGAGAAAGGCGGGAGGAACGACCAAGGACGTATCAGATCGTCAGCTTACCTCCTTCAATTCCCAGATGAAGATCCTATGGAATAATATCACCATCGTGGGTATCGAGATTGGGGAGACTCTGGCTCCTTGGATACTTCGATTGAGCAACTACATCAAGGACGCCATATCTTGGTGGAAGGGTTTGAACGAAAGTACTCAGAAGTGGATCGTGGGAATAGGGGTTGCGTTAGCTATCACCGGCCCCCTCCTGGTTGTATTGGGCTTGATATCCTCCGCTGTCTCCAGTCTCATTGCCCTTTTTTCGACGTTGGGGATAGTAGGGACACTCGGAATTCTAGCCATCCCTCTAGCCATCTGGATGATCGTGGATGCTTTGTCCGAGGCTGATGCCGGGATCTTGCGAATGGTCAACAACTTCAAAATAGGAGGCACCTCCATCGGTAGCTATATGGAATATGTAGCCACCTATATCCTCCAGGC